ATGACCATGGGCCTCTACGGCCACTTGATCGACCGCAACCTGTGGGAGGCAGCCCAGAAGGTCAGGGGCACCACGGGGGCATCTGAGGCGACCAGTGGCAACGGAAAGGCCCCCGACTCTGGCGAGCTGGGGGCCTGACCTGTGGTGTTGCGTTCGCCGCGTCCGCCGGCTACTACGCCCAGATCGTTTCCGAGAAGGCAGCCATGCGCCGCCTCGTCGAAGCCGGCACGCGCATCGTGCAACTCGGCTACGCCACCGGCGGAGGCGACATCGACGACCTCTACCAGGCCGCCACCCGCGAGCTCGAGCAGGTCGGCGGTTACCTCCCCGCCGACACCGACAAGCCCGCCCCCGGCGAGACCATCGACGAGCTCCTCCACGGCGACGACGAAGAGTACGACTGGCTGATCCCCGACTTCCTCGAACGCGGCGACCGCATGATCGTCACGGCCGGAGAGGGCATGGGCAAGAGCAGTCTGCTGCGGCAGATCGCGATCCAGGCCGCGTCTGGCATGCACCCGTGGGACCCCACCCGCGGCATCGACCCCATCCGCGTGCTCATCGTCGACGTCGAGAACTCCCGCCGCCAGACCCGCCGCAAGATGCGCCCCCTGCGGCTGCAGGCCGGGCACCACCTCGACCCGAACCGGCTCATCATCGAATGCAAGGTCGACGGCCTTGACCTCACCACCGCCAAGGACCAGGACCTCCTCGCGCACATGGTGCGCCACCACCAGCCCGACCTCCTCATCACCGGCCCCATCTACAAGCTCGCCAACGGCAACCCCAACGACGAGGTCGACGCCAAACCCATCGCGATGTTCATCGACCGCCTGCGTGCGGACCACGGCGTCGCAGTCCTCCTCGAAGCCCACTCCAAGAAGGGCGAAGGCGGGAAGAACCGGCCCAAGGAGCCCTACGGCTGGTCCGGGTGGATGCGCTGGCCCGAGTTCGGCATCCACCTCGGCGACGAAGGCGAGATCTCCCACTGGCGCGGCGCCCGCGACGAACGCGCCATCCCCTCACAGCTCAAGCGCGGCGGGCCCTGGCCGTGGATGCCCGCGACGTCGCTGGCCGACCAGCACTGGATCGCGATCCGCGACGCCGCCCGCGCGTCCGCTCGGAAGATGACGCAGCGCGAGCTCGCCGACGCCACCGGCCTCAACGTCCGCGCCGTCAACGACTGCCTCAAGACGCACTCGCTCGAGCTGGCGCAGATCTGGTTCGACCTCGAATCCCACTAGCACCGAACACCCGAAGGAGCACCCCCATGCACGAGCACGCCGACCGCGACCGCACCGAACCGCCGGAACCCCACGGAGCCGGTGACGAGACAGGGGTCCCCATGCAGCCGGAGCCTGTCGAGCGGCAGCTCTACCGCTTCTGGGCCAAGGAGCCCGGGCATGTCGACCAACAGTGGTGCGGCTGGTGGCGGAAGCACAGCGCGACCTGGTGTGCGCTCTTCGGCGACGGCGTGTGGTCGAGCGACTACGTGACCCGCTGGGAGCCGGTAGAGGTTGGTGGCGCCGCCCCGTCGGCCACAGGGGGAAGCTCCCGAGACGACGCCGATGGCACCGTACCCAGCGACGCCCACGCCATCCTCGCCGGGGTCGCCGACCGCATGGACGAGCACACCTACAGCGAAGTCTCCACGCTGATCGAGAACATCCTCGACCAGCTGCAGGTGGCAAACGACGAGACCAAGCAGCTGCGCGAGGCACCCTTCGCCTGCGACACCCACATGTGCGGCTCCTGCAAAGGCTGCCGCGCCGCCAAGGTCCGCGACTGGGTGACCGAGAAGAGCGCCGAGATCGCCACCCTCAAGCGTGCACTGGCCGACGAGCGGACCAAGATCGCGGCAGGCCTCGCCGCGGTCGACCACATGCCCCTCATCGCCTCCGGCATCCTGCGCGACATCGCACTCACCCCCGACGGCAGAGGCGGCGAACTGCACCACATCCCCGCCACGCCCGGGCACGGCAAGAGCGGCTGCCCTGGCGACAACCTCTCGCGCTGGCCCGCCGAGATCCGCGCCGCGCTGACCGGTCCCGAGCCAGAGGTGCGCGTCTGCGCTCCTTGCGCCTGTGGGCAGTTGTGCACGTGCAGCGATGGCTGCGTCTGCCCGAGGCCCGAGGCGACCGAGGTCGGCGCGCTATGAAGTGCGTCGGGCTGTCCCACATCGCGTTCTACGACGGATGCCCAACCCCGGCGAAGTGGGATGTCGACGGCACGCCGTGCTGTGGGCTTCACCTCGCCAAGGTCATCCGTGAGCGGGTCGAGTCAGGGGCCGAGCAAGCCACGGTCCGCCCAGCGACCGAGGGCGGTGCGTAATGCCCGCCCCCGACTGCCGCCGCGCCATCGTCCTCCCCTGCCCCCACTGCCCACCCATGACCTGCCGGAGACACCCATGAGCGAGCTCTACGACCACACGGGCCAGCTCCCCGCCGGCGTCAACCAAATCCGCAACACCACCAGCCAACCCGAAGTCATCACCAACGACGACCCCAACGCCGCCCTCTGCACCATCGGCGGCGTGGAGCACGACTACCGCCCCCACACCTATCGCGGCGGCACCTACGGACGACTGCACACGTCGCTGCGCTGCGTCTGGTGCCACGTCGTCGCCTGCGGGGACTACGGGGAGTCCGACCCCTGCATCGAGCCCTACCACCACCACGGCGACCACCGCACCCGCGGCGGCGTCACCTGGCCCAAGGGCGGAAACCGGCCACCAGGTGGCGCCTGATGGACGGCCAGCCACTCCCCGACGGCACCACCGAAGCTGTCGACGCCGCCCTCACCAGCGCCCTCGGCATGCACGGCCCCTGGGTCCTCGGCATCGAGACCTACACCGATGACGGCCAGCCCCAGCTCACCGTCATATGGGACTCCAGCTCCACCGCCTGGACCCGCGTCGGCATCGCGCGGGCCCTCCTCCTCGACCTCGAGGTGCCCTTCCGGCAGTCCGGGAACGACGCCTGATGAGCCCTGTGGATAACGGTCGCGGCGCGTGTTTCACCCACCCCCGAAACAGTGAAACAAGACCCCCTGTTTCGCCTGTTTCACCCTGTTTCACAACCCACCGAAACACGCCCCTGACCTGCGGAAACACCATCCAGACCCCCGTGTTTCACCCCGCTCCTGTTTCACCCCATCGATTTCGCACCACCCCAAACCACGTTTCCGCAGGTCAGAGCGTTATCCACAGCCTTAGTTACCCGTCGGTAACCGCCTGTTTCACACCCCCTGAGACACGCCTGACCTGCAGAAACGTCCATGTTTCACTCGGTCCAAAACGCGAATTCCCTTGCAGCACAAGCGTTTCACCCCCTGCCCCTACGGGGCGTGTGCGCATCCGCGCGTACACACGCACACGCCCGCGCGAGAGGGCCCCCCGGACAGACCAGAAGAACCACCACCACAGCCTCCACCTTGAGCAGCCAGGAGCCACCCGATGACGACCACCACCCAGGCCGCCACCACCACCGACGACCAGCCCCTCACCCCCACCGACATCGCCGACGGCATCCGCCGCGAACTCGCCACCATCCGCAAGCACTGGGCCCACACCTTCGACCCGCCACGGTCCAGCGGATCCGGCGGACCGCACAGCGTGCCCGACTCACGCTTCCCCGGCAACGACACCGCCATCAGCCTCCGCACCGAGATCGTCCGCGACCTCGCGTTCTGGCTCGACGCATTCATCCGCTCCAACGACGACGCGTTCCGGGAGCTCCTCGACGGCTGGCACACCATCGACGCCGGCGACGTCGAGCGGACCTGCCGATTCCTGTCGCAGCACAGCGACGACCTCGGCCAGTGGCAGTTCGGCAACCGACTCTGGTCCGAGCTCGAGAAGCACGCCACCGACGTCAAGCGCCTCGCCTCCCCACCCATCCGAGACTCCATGCCCATCGGCGAATGCCCAGTCGAAGTCGACGGACCCAACGGCCCCGAGCCCTGCGGCGGCATCGTCCGCGTCAAGCAGAGCAAAGACGGCGCCACCTGCCCCAAGTGCAAGACCTGGGCCGTCCTCGACTGGTGGTACGCCCACATCATGGGCAACCCCGAAGCCAAGGACCTCGTCACCGCCAGCGAGCTCGTCACCATCGCCGCATTCGAACTGTCCGTCGTCGTCCAGGCGGCCACACTCCGCAAGTGGGTCGAGCGGGGCACGCTCAAGCCCAACGAGCGGAAAGACCCCAAAGGCCGCGCCCTCTTCGACCGACAGCACGCCATGGACGTCATCCGCCGCCGAACCACCATCGGTGCCGCCTAGTCGCCATGTGCGACTGGACAGTCCACACATCAGCACCTACCGTCACACCTGAGGGGTGCTAGTCATACCCTCCATCCGAGCCCCGAGTGTCACGTTGACACATTCGGGGCTCGACCACTTTCCCCCGTCGCCGCATCGCGAGCCGCCACCTCCGACGAATGTGCCCGCCACGAGCGGCCCGTGGGGAGAGAGCGAGCCCGGCGCGAGCCTCGGGCCCTTGTCCGTCGCCGAGCAGGGTCGTGGAGGGTCCGGCTCGGCGACGGCGCAAACCTCAGCCGGTCGGCCCGTCGCGGTACGCATGACCGGCACGCCACGTCGCACCCACGCCATGGGAGACGAGGCAGGCCAGGAGACACCCAGTGCCAGCACCGGCCACACCCGCCTAGCGAAAGGGCAGCCATGGCCGACACCAAACCCGGCGACGGCGACGCCAACCAGCTCCGCCGCTACTGGCTCGCAGGCCCAGGCCGCGCCAAGTGGCACACCTGGACCGAGCTCTACAACCACCTCCGCAAGTACATCCAGCCCGACGACCGCGCCAAGCGCGTCGCCGCCCAGTGGTACCACCTCGCCACCGGGATGTGGCCCGGCAGCGACGCCAACCGCGTCGCCCACGGCAAGCCACCAAGAGGCAAGAACATCGGCCCAGGCTGATGCCCCGCGCACCCAAGGCGTGCGCCTTCCCCGACTGCGACGAGCGCGTCGTCGGTCGCACCTACTGTCCCGACCACGACGCCACCATGGGCCGCTTCCGTGACCTACGCCGAGGCACACCAGCACAGCGCGGCTACGACCACGCACACCGCATGGAGCGCAAGCGGTGGGCACCCATGGTCGCCCGTGGCACCGTCGACTGCTGGCGATGCGGCAAGCCGATCAAACCCACCGACGAGTGGGACCTCGGCCACGACGACAACGACCGCACCATCACCCGCGGCCCCGAGCACGCACGACAGTGCAACCGCTCCACCGCCGGCCAGACCAACCGACACCCCCCGGGGTAGGCGACCCCTCCCCCGGGCCTCCCTCTCCCTCCCCTTCGGCACTGCGGATTCCGGCCTGTACGGGTTCCGGGAGTCCTCGCTGGTGGTCATACCTGCTGCGCCCGGCCCGCCGTCACGGCGGCCGTCTCACGCTCCGACACGGAGGTCCCCGTCATGTCTGGTCCCGCTCCGAAGCACCCGTCAGCCCGGAACCGTCGGAACAACCCGAAGCAGGGCTTCACCGCGCTGCCGGCTGCTGGCCGTGAGGGCGACGCGCCGGCGTGGCCGCTGCCGTCGGACGCTCGGCTGACTGCGCTACGGGATCTCGCGCAGGACAAGATCGCGTCGCTGACGGCGGAGATCGAGTCGGCGGAGGATGGTCGGACGAAGGGTCGTCTGCGTCGGCAGCTCGCGCACCAGGAGCAGTCGGCGGCGATCCTCGGTCTGCAGATCGAGCAGCAGACGGACCTCGAGCTCGAGATGTGGACGGGGCTGTGGGCGACTCCGCAGGCGACGCTCTGGGAGACGTCGACGGCGTTCGCTCGGACGCTGGCGCAGTTCGTGCGCTGGAACGTCAAGGGCGAGCAGGGTGACCTGGACGCGGCGAAGGAAGCGCGGCTGCAGCGCAAGGACTTCGGGCTGACCCCGATGGATCTGCTGAAGGCTCGCGCGGAGATCACGCGGGTCGAGGAGGGCGAGGAGCGGACGAGCCGTCGCCGCAACGGTGGCCAGCAGCCGCCGGCTGCAGACGCTGCTGATGACGCCGCAGACGCCGGGGCCGCCAAGAGCGGGAACGGTGCGAAGGGCAAGAAGGCCACCAAGGGCGACGACGACCCGCGTGGCGGCCTCTACGCCGTGAGCTGACGTCGTGCTACTCGTTGTCCCGGGACGGGACGAGGAGCCGTGGCCGACGCTGGGCCCACAGATCTGCGACTTTATCGAGGACCGTGCGGTCTACGGGCCGGGGTCGCTGCAGGGTGAGCCGTACGTCATCGACCCGGAGTTCAAGGGCTTCATCTACCGGGCGAGCGAGGTCTACCCGGCGACGGTCCGGCGGCCGTTGCCTGGTGGCAAGGACTCGAGCGTGGACCGTCACCCGTGGGCGGGCCGGCGCCGGTTCAAGCGAGCTGCGTTGTCGGTGCGGAAGGGTCTGGCGAAGACCGAGAAGCAGGCGCTGCTGGTCTACTCGCACATCCACCCCGAGGGCCCGGGCCGCTGTGACGGCTTCGATGCGTCGGGCAATCCTGTTGCGGCGCCGGTACGCGCGCCCTACGTGCCGATGCTGGCGTACTCCCTCGACCAGGTCGAGGAACTCGCTTACGGCGCGCTGAAGTACATCATCGAGAACGGCCCGGACGCCGACTACTTTGACGTGTCGCTCGAGCGGTCGCTGCGCCTCGACGAGTACGGCCGGGCTGATGGTGGCGCGTGGCCGTTGGCGCAGTCTCCGGACTCGCGTGACGGTGGCCGCACGACGATGAACGCGTTCGACGAGCCGCACCGCCTGTACCTTCCTCGGGACCTGAAGGCGCACGAGACGATGGACGCGAACCTCCCGAAGCGTCCACTGGACGACCCGTGGTCGCTGTACGTCGGCACGGCCGGCGAGCCTGGGCAGGGCAGCGTCCAGGAGCAGCTGCACACCGAGGCGGAGATGATCCGCGACGGGAAGATCGAGCGGGCGGACCTGTTCTACCTCTACCGCACGGACGACGACCCGGCGCGTGACATGACCGACAAGCGGGAGCGGATCAAGGCGATCGCGGAGGCGACGGGCCCGGCCGGCGAGTGGGGCCCGGGCCAGTTCGATGACATCGCGTCGAAGTGGGACCGGCCTGGCGCCGACAAGGCGTATCTCGAGCGGGTGTGGCTGAACCGGTGGAAGAAGAGCAACGAGCAGGCGTTCGACCCGAAGCGGTGGGGCGAGCTCGCGCGGCCGGGGACGATCGAGCGGGGTGCGCTGGTCACGGCGGGCTTCGACGGTGCCCGCCGGAAGGACTCGACGGCGATCGTCATCACTGAGGTCGCGACTGGGACGCAGGAGTTGTGGGCGTTGTGGGAGCGGCCGGTGGACTGGCCGACGGGTGACGACGCGGAGCCGTGGGAGATCGACGAGAACGAGGTCGAGGCCGCGGTCGACGACCTGTTCGAGGTCATGGACGTCTTCATGTTCTTCGGTGATCCGCCGTACTGGATCGAGCAGCTCGGGAAGTGGGCTGGCCGGTATCCGGGGCGGGTCGGGGAGTGGTGGACGGAGCGGACTCGCCCGATGGCGAAGGCGATCCGGTCGTACCGCGAGGCGATGGGCTCTGGCGCCGTGGGTTGGTCTGCGGAGCACCGGAACGCTGGGGACTTCGCGACGCAGATCGGGAACGCGGGCCGCCGGGATGTGCCGGGTCTGGTCGATGACGACGAGCAGCCGCTGTTCGTGCTGCAGAAGATCCACCAGGGCAGGAAGTTCGACGGCGCGATGGCGGCGGTCTTGTCGTGGGCGGCGTACCTGTACGCGCTGAAGAAGGGCGCGAAGCCGCGCAAGACGACGACGTGGGCGCCTCGGCGTCTGCGGTGACGATCCAGAGAGGGGTGGGTGCGTTGTCGGTATTCGATCGGACCGCCCCGAAGGACTCGGACGAGTGGCTTCTGCGGAAGCTGCACTCGATGCTGAACGCGCAGGCCGAGGTGCCGTCGAGCCGGGTGTCGTACCCGACCCGCCGCGGCCGGTCGCGCTTGGACTGGATGAACACCCTGTGGGCGTACTTCGTCGGCGACCCGCCTCTGCCGCAGGTGGACCGGGAGCGCGCGGAGGATCTGCGCGAGTTCATTCGCATGGCGCGGGCCAACTACTCGAACGTCATCGTCTCGGCGATGCTCGACAAGATCACGCTGCTCGGGGTCCGCACGGAGAGCGACAGCGACGCCGACGGCAACGACGCCTTCCGACGCATCCTCGAGCTCTCGGGGCCGTGGCTGCGTGACGCGGCGGCCTACTCCTTCGTCATGGGTGTCGGGCTGGTCATGGTCGGCCGGAACGACGACGAGCCGGACGTGCCGGTCGTGACGGCTGAGGACCCACGGCTGTGCTCGTGGATCACTGACCCGCTGGACCCGAGCCGGGTGCGGCACGCGCTGAAGACCTACACGGACGAGGACGGCGTGAAGATGGCGCACCTCTTCACGGGTGACCGCGGTCAGGAGCGTGTCCGGGTCGCGATGATGGGCCAGCGAGGCTGGGAGTGGCTGGACAAGAAGTCGGGCCCGCTGCCGGTGCAGGGCATCGGCCTGCCGCTGGTGCCGCTCGAGAACGCCTTCGGGTTGGGCGAGTTCGAGCCGCACATCGACGTCATCGACCGGATCAACAACACGATCGCGGACCGGCTGTGGACGCAGAAGATCCAGGCGTTCCGGCAGCGTGCGCTTGAGTCGACTGACTCGGCGGCGGCGCAGATCCCGGAGTTCGACGAGAAGACCGGCGAGAAGATCGACATCAACGAGCTCTTCCGGGCTGCCCCGGACGCGCTGTGGGACCTGCCGCCCGGTCGGAAGATGTGGGAGTCGACGCCGGTCGACACGCAGAACGTGCTGGCTGGCACTCGGGACGACGTCAAAGAGTTGGCGTCGTGCTCGAAGACGCCGCTGTTCATGTTCACCCCTGACGCCGCATCCGGCTCAGCTGAGGGCGCCTCCTCGATGAAGGAAGGCCTTGAGGACAAGTGCCGCGACCGCATCGAGCGGTTCACGCCGGCCGTGCGCCGGATCAGCCGGCACATCTTGGCTTACGCGAACCAGCCGGCGCCGAAGAGCGTCAGCACGCAGTGGGCCTCGGTCGAGCGACAGAGCCTGCAGACGCGCACATCTTCCGCGGCGTCGGCAAAGAACGCCGGGGTGCCGCTCGAGACGATCCTGTCGGAGATCCTGCAGTTCCCGCCCGAGGTCGTGAAGCGTGCGCTGGACCAGCGCGTCGAGGAGCTCCTGCTCGAGGCCGCCGCAGCCCCTGCCCCGCCAGCCGCTCCTGTGCCTGTCCCAGACCCTGCAGCGCCGGTGACGCCGGCGGTCGGCAATGCCTGACGCTGCCCGCACCGGCGCGCTGGTGACGGCGCAGGCGCGAGCCCGTGGCGGTGTCATCGCCCGGGTCGTGGCGCTCATCGTCGGGATGCTCACGGCATACCAGCGTGGGCCTCGGACGTCCGATGACGCTGCGACGTTGGTGTCTCGGCTCACTCGGGCGCTCGAGCAGGGCGACCGGATCGCGGCCCGGCTCGGGTCGGGCCTGGTGGGGCAGACGTTCCCGGAGGCTCGCACGTCATCGCCGGTGCTGCCGTCGACGTGGACGCAGGACGAGGTCGAGCGGATCGTGCAGGAGTGGCTGGACAACCCGGTCCCCGCGGCGATCGAGCAGCCCGTGACCGAGCACATCGTCCAGGCGGAGCGGAAAGCCACTGTGGCGACGCGTGTGCGCGGTGTGACGGGCTGGCGGCGGATCATCCACCCGGAGCTGTCGAAGGGCGGCACCTGCGGCCTGTGCATCGCTGCGGCGACGCGGAAGTACACCACCGGCAACCTCGAGCCGGTCCATGAGGGTTGCAACTGCGGCGTCATGCAGATCATCGGCGACAACGACCCGGGCGAGGCTCTAAACCGGCTCGACCTGGGCGACCTGTACGACGAGGCCGGCGGCACCACCGACTCGTGGACGCTGAAGCAGACCCGCTACGAGATGGGTGCCGGTGGCCAGCTCGTGGCGGTGAAGACGCGCCAGAAGAAGGGCGCGCGCGAGTCGCTCGCGAAGATCCAGAAGCGTGCCCGTCAGGGCGGCAAGGCCGACCGGAGCGCGGTGCCCACGCGTCAGGCGACGAAGGGCATCGAATCCAGGAGCCCGGAGTGGCTGCGGCAGCAGATCGCGACCACGGAGCGCCTGAAGGACTCGCCGTGGCGGACGCAGCAGCTGGAGCGTCTGCGGAAGGCGTTGCGCGCGGCGGAGTGATCCGCCTCACCTACCTCTCGAGCTCGTCAGGAGCTCGGGTCGCTTCACCCCACCCCCGACACGGAGGATCCACCATCATGCCCGGAAGCCTGCCCCGCTCGTTCCCGTCCGCGTTCGACCGCCTCGACTGCGAGAGCATCACGGCGGCCGACGTCGTGAAGTTCCACCGCTCCGTCTTCGGCGACCTGCGGATGGAGAACGAGCCGGCCCCGACGGACCCGCCCGCACCGACGCCCCCGGCTCCCACGCCGCCGGTGCCGACCCCTCCTGCGCCGACGGACCCGCCGACAGGCTTCCCGGCTGACACGCCGCTGACGGAGATGACCGTCGAGCAGCGCGAGGCGTACTGGAAGCACCAGGCAAGAAAGCACGAAACCCGCGCGAACGCTCGCGCGGACTACGACCAGCTCAAGGCCGAGCGTGACCAGCTCAAGCAGGCCAACGAGACCGAGACCGAGAAGGCGGTCCGTGAGGCGAAAGAGGCCGGCAAGGCCGAAGCGCGCACGGAAGTCGTCAACGACACGGTCAAGGCGATGCTGCGTATGGGTCTGCGGGCCCGCGGCGTCAAGGACGACGACCTCGACGAGGTCGTGGCCACGATCAACCTCTCGGCGCACGCCGATGACAAGGGCGTCGTGGACGACGAGAAGGTGCTCCGCACCATCAACCGCCTTGCCGGCACGGCAGGCACCAGCGCAGGACCCGACACGGGCCAGGGCAACCGCGGCAAGGGCGAGTCTCGCCCGTCGTCGGTCGCGCAAGTGATGGCTGCCCGCAAGGCAGCCCGCGACGCCAAGCAGTGACCATCATTCCTCTGTCCTGAAAGGACACCGCCATGCCCGGTCTCAAGACCACGACCTTCGGCACCGGTGACTACTCGTGGATGCGCAACACCGACGGCCTCGACGAGGCCATCACCGGTGTCATCGACATCTCGACGTTCACCGCCGGTACCCACTTCCCGAACGGCTACCTGCCGTCCGGCCTCCCCGTCCGAGTCGACGACCTCGACGTCATCCGCCCCTGGGCCGATGTCGCCGGCGCCGAGCTCGGCTTCCTCAAGGGTGACTTCAAGACGGACGGCGTCGAGGACGTCAACGTCGCGGTCCTCACCCGCGGGAACATCAAGACCGCGAAGCTGCCGGTCGCCTTCACCGTGCCCACCACCGCGCCCCAGGCGCGCTTCTTCTTCGGGAGCTGATGAGAGATGCCTCTCTGGACCGACATCATCAACCCCGTCGAGGCGACGGGCATCGCGCGCGACGAGCAGTTCGTCGTCGAGCAGGGCAAGGGCGGCACGCTGTCGCGCTTCCTCCCCAACGTGTTCGTCGACTCCGACCACGTCAAGTTCTACCCCGGCGCGACCGGGCTCGTCGACGCTGCTCGGTACCGCGCGTTCAACTCGCGGCCCGAGGTCGGCAAGGGTCAGGGCACGAAGTCCTCGACGATCGACCTGCCGTCGATCGCGCGGAACGAGCCCATCGACGAGATGACGCAGAAGGAGCTGGCGCGTCTCTCCGACGACCGGATCCGGAAGAGCGTCGAGGCGACGATCCGTCGCACCGTGCAGGCCATGTCGCAGCGCCAGGAGTGGGCTCGCGGCCGGGTCATCGACGCGGGCGCGCTCGTCGTCGACGAGGACAACTTCCTCATCAACGACGTCTTCGGTCGTGACGCTGGCCTCAGCGTCTCCGCCGGTGCCGCCGCGTGGTGGAACGACGCCGCGGTCGACCGCCTCTCGGCCCTCGGGACGTGGAACGACCTCTACGCCACGTTCAACAACGGGCAGGGCGCCGGGCGCATCGTCTTCGGCAGCCGTGCGGCCTACAACGCGTACGCCGCCGGCAACCAGTTCAAGACGCTCATCGGGACCGCGTCGCGGCCCCCGCTGGCCGACGAGGTCAAGGCCTACACGACGTCCGCCGGCCTGCCGGACTTCGAGATCTACGACCGCTCGGTCATGATCGAGGGCGTCCTCACGAAGGTCCTCAACCCGAAGAAGGTCTACCTGCTCCCCGAGCCGGTCGACCCGATGACGGAGGAGGGCTCGCTCCTCGGCGCGACCTACTGGGGTCGCACGGTCTCCTCGACGTACGAGTCGTGGGGCATCGAGGCCGACGAGCAGCCCGGCATCGTCTGCGGCGTCTTCAAGGAGGAGAAGGTCGGCTCCTCCATCGAGGTCGAGGGTGACGCGATCGGTGAGCCCGTGCTCGCCGCGCCGAACGCCTCGATGGCCATCCAGGTCCTGTCGTGAGCGCGGGCAAGCTGCGCTACACGCTGGTCGTCCGGCACCCCGACAGCGACGCGCCGACGGCGCTGCTGGCCGGCGAGGAGGTCCCGGACTGGGCGAGCAAGCTCGTCCACGCCGACGACCTCGAGGGTGCCGAGCCCGAGGGCCCGGCGTACCCGGAGGGCGACCCGTCCGAGGACTGGAAGGGCGACCAGCTCGACGCGTACGCGGCCGAGAAGGGCGTCGACCTGTCCGGCGCGAAGAACAAGGCCGACAAGGTCGCCGCCATCCAGGCCGCGGCTTCGGCCTGATCCGAGGAGACAACCATGGCCACCGCGCTGATCCAGCCCTCGGACCTGACCGGGAAGATGCCCGACGGGTGGACCCCCGAGCAGGTCCAGGCAGAGATCGACGCGGCCCTGGCGTGGGTGCGGATATACGTGCCCTGTCTCGACAACCTCGACGACGGAGGCGTCGCCGCAGTGAACGCGGTGCTGCGTAAGGCAGTGCCGTACAACGCTGCGGCGGCGGCCTCCCCGTCGGGTGGGGTCGTCAACAGGGTCAACGCCGGGCCGCTGGGGTTCTCCACGGAGACCACGGCCCCGCGTGACTCGGGCGGCTACCTCTCGCCGGTGCAGATCAAGGCCCTCGAGACCCTGTGCGCGTCACGCCGCAGGTTCGGCACGATCCGGACGAGGCCGCTGTGAGCCTGCCGGGCATGTCCGTCACGGCCATGTTCGACGGGTGGAAGACCGATGTGCTGGTGAAGCGGTCGGCTGGCCGCGACAGCAAGGGCGACCCGATCCCCGGCAGCGAGCACACCGTGCAGGACGTGCTCGTCGTCGCGTCGGAGTCGTCGGAGCCCATCCAGGACCGCTCGGACGACCCCTCGACGTCGGCCGTGGCATATGGCCCTGTCGGTGCGGACGTGAAGTCCACGGACCGCATCGTCGTCCCGGCCGGTCACCTGATGGCCGGCACCTATGAGGTCGTCGGCGACCCCGCGTTCTACCCGCTGGGCACCGTCGTCGGTCTGCGGAGGGCCTGATGGCTGGGCCCGTGCGGATGACGTGGGATCGGCAAGGCATGAACGCCCTGATGGTGTCCCGTGACATGTCCGCGATGTGCCGGCAGCAAGCCGAGCTCGGCAAGGCGTTCGCGCGGAGCATCTCGCCGCGGTCGAAGAAGAAGCACCAGCATTACCAAGGCGCGTTCGTCGTGCTCAAGGCCAAGTTCAACGACCCGCAGGGCGGGGTGCGGGCGGGGGCCATCCTCGCGAACCGCGCCGACCACGCGGGTGCCGTCGAGTGGGGCACTGACCGTGCCGGCCGGAAGCCGCAGGCAGGCCACAACGTCCTCGCCCGGACGGTGTCTCACATCGAGGGAGTCAGCTGATGGGCTTCATGTTCCCCGACGCCCGGGCCGCGTTCTATGAACTGGTCCCCCGGGCGGCAGATCCGGCCCCCGTGCCGTACTTCCAGCTCGTCGTCGACTTCGCCGAGAACCTGCCGGCTGCGCTCATCTACCGCGTCGGCGGTGACGAGTCGGGCCCGTTCCGTCAGGACCGGATCAACGTCGACGTCTACGCCGAAGGCTCGACAGCAGCCCACGCTGTCGCCAACCAGATCCGGGCGTTCCTCGCAGGCAGCTCACACGACACCGAGACCGGTCTCATCGACCTCGTCGAGGTGGAGGTGGTGCCCACCGAGGTGCCCTACATGTCGGACACGGTCAACCTCGTGTCCGCCACCTATCGCGTCGACACGCGCGCGATGTAACGCCCGGAATCCCAACCGATCCCGCCCCTCGCGGGCACTCAACCATGCCCTCGAAAGGGGTACGTCATGCCTTCGTTCGCATCCATCAAGACGGCCGCCGACACCACGTCCGCGGTCCACAAGGCGCTCGAGGCGCTCGCGTTCCTCGCGCCGTCGACCGTCGAGCTCCCGGCAGCCATCACCGGCGTCGACAAGAAGCCCATCGACATCGTCGCGCTCGGCTTCAAGCCCATCGGCCTCGTCACCCCGGACGGCTACACGTTCGGCGGCGACGTCGAGAAGAGCGAGGTCGAGGCCCTCGGCTACAGCACGCCGGTGCGCTCCGACATCATCCGCGCCCCGAAGACCGTCGCGTTCACCGCGCTCGAGTCCGACCGCAAGGACCTCGCCGAGCTGATCTACGGCATGGACCTGTCCGCGGTCGCGGCCGGCGCCAACGGCGAGATCACGTTCGACGAGCCGGCAGTCCCGATGGGCTCGGAGTACCGCCTCCTGCTCATCTCCCGTGACGGCTCGGCTGCGGCGCCGTACTACCGCGGTCGCGGCTACGGGCGCGTCAAGCTCGCGAACGTCCCTGAGGAGGTGTGGTCGGCCTCCGACCCGCGCCAGTACCCGATCGAGCTCGACGTCCTTACGGACGACGACCTGGGCACTCCGGTGCGTCACTACATCGGCGGCGAGGGCTTCGACGCTGTCGCCTACGGCTTCCTGGCCAACACCCCCTGATCGGGGCTCACTGACTCCGTGGCGCGGCCTGCCTCCGGGTGTGCGGGCCGCGCCACGGGCACACCCATCAACACCCGAGACCTGTGGAGGTCACCATGCAGGACATCCAGTTCAGCCACGCCGACGGCCGCTCGGCTGTCGCTTCCACTGCCACAGAGGCCGTCACGCTCCGCGCGATGGGGTTCCGGCAGGACGCGCCGGCCGTCGAGGAGTCGCCGTCGACCGACTGGTCGCACGAGCAGCTCGACGCGCACGCCGTCGCCCACAACTTCGACCTGACCGGCGCTCGCACGAAGCCGGAGAAGGTCGCCGCGATCGAGGCAGCCGCCAAGGCCGCGCTCGAGTCGGCGGAGACGGACGCCCCGGCGCTCGCCTCCGACCACAACGTCTGACCCCTGCTCCATCCACACCCGAATCACCCGGAAAGAAGGCACCACCATGGCTGACAAGCCGACGATCAACTCCACCTGGGCGGACATCGACAAGGAGGCCAAGGAGCTCGCTCCCGGCCCGTTCGTGCAGGCGCTGCCCGGCAACAAGCGGATCACCTTCCCCGACCCGCTCGAGATGGACTGGCTCGAGGTCGAGGAGTTCCTCTCCGACGTCATCAACCGACCCAACTCCGAGTCGTTCAAGCGGTGGCTGTCCGAGGATGACTACCAGAAGCTGTCCGACGCGAAGCCGTCGCTGGCGCAGATCCTGGTGATCTCGAAGAGGCTGCAGTCGCACTACACGCAGATCAAGGACCTGCTGGGGGAAGCGAACGCCTCGCGGGTCTGATCCGTCGGTACCGCAAGGAGATCCGCTGCGACCTCGCTGAGCTCTACGGCGTCTCCTTGACGGAGCTGATTGAGGCGCGGCGTGGGCGGGAGCTGCTCGACTACATCGACGGACTCCCGCCCGCGTGCCGCACCCGCGAGGCCATCCTGAACGACCCCGAGACGGTAGAGCAGCTCGCTCAGCTCCCGGAGCCAGACGGTGACGACTGGTCGCCGCGGGTGTCGGAGTGGAAGCTCGAGCACGCCCTGCAGTACGACCAGCGGGCGCTGCTCGCGGAGATCCTGCGGACGTTGCGGGCTGCCAACGGGGACAAGAACCCGAAGAAGATCCCGCCGCTGCCCGGGCCGCGGACGCGGCTCGATGACGCCCGCGAGAACGTGCGCCGGGCCCGCATCGACGACCTGAAGTACGCGTTCGGCTACCGCCCACCAGAGACCCACTGACCCACGAGGAGGTCCCGGTGCCGGAGTTCAAGGCTGGGCGCGCGTACATCGAGGTGGCGCCGTCCCTCAAGGGCTTCCGCCGGAAGACCGAAGCAGACCTCAACAGCGAGCTCGCCACTGCCGGCGAGACCGCTGGGGAGCGGCTCGGCCGGAACATCGCTGACGGCGCCGAGAAGGGCGCGGCCAGCGGTGGCCGCCGCTCTGCGGAGAAGTTCGCGGGCGAGTTCGACAAGCAGGTCCGGACTCGGATCAATGCTGCGCTGAAGTCGCTGCCGGAGGCCCAGATCGGCGCGGCGACGACCGAGGCCGAGCAGAAGATCCGCGACCTGCGGGAGAAGCTGCTCGCACTGTCGGACAAGAAGATCGGCATCGACGTCGACGCGGCGGAGGCCGTCGCGCAGATCAACGCGATCCGCGAGGAGATGAACTCGATCGACGGCGACACGCTGAAGATCGACGCGCGGATCAACACGGCTGCGGCGATGGCCGAGCTCGACAAGCTCAAGGTCGAGGCTGCCCGGGTCGACGGCGACGACATCAACATCGACGCCAACGTCGACACGGCGGGGGCGACTGCCAACCTGGCCGCGCTTCAGGCGAACGCGGATGGGGCTGTCGGCTCCATCAACAGCCTCTTCTTGGCGATCGCTTCGCTCGGTCCCGCGCTGATCCCCCTCGCGGCTGGCGGCGTTCAGGCCCTGACTGGCCTTGCTGCGGCGGCCACCGGCGCGGCTGCTGGTATCGGTGTCGCCGCTGCTGCCCTCGCTCCCGTGCAGGCTGCTGTCCAGGCTCTCGGTGCGGCTGACAGTGCGTCGGCTCGCACGTCGGCTCAGGCCGCGAAGACGCGGGAGGCCGCGGCGCAGAAGACGGAGCAGGCTGGCCAGCGCGTCGCTGATGCGGCTCGTTCGGTGCAGGACGCGGAGGAGTCGGCGGCGCGGCGCGTGTCGGACGCGCAGGAGCGGCTGGCGCAGGTCCGTGAGCAGAGCGCGACCCGTATCGAGTCGGCGCTGCGGACGGTCGGTGACGCTGAGGCGCGTCTGGCCGTGACGCAGCGCGAGAGTCTGGCGGCGCAGCAGGCGATCACGGTGGCCCGTGAGGACGCCCGGCGTGCGCTCGAGGACCTGTCGATGAGCCTCGCGGATGCGCAGCTCAGTGAGCGCGGCGCGGCGCTGTCTGTGCAGGAGGCTCAGGCGGCGCTGGCGAAGACGATGGGCGACCCGAGGGCGACGGAGCTGCAGCGGAAGCGCGCCCAGCTCGCCCTCGACGAGGCGCAGCAGTCGCTGGCGGAGATCCAGGTCCGGACGAAGCGGCTGACGGAGGAGAAGGCCGCCGCGGACAAGAAGGGCGTCGACGGCAGCGACCAGGTCGTGCGCGCGCAGGACCGGGCTAAGACGGCTGCGGACAATGTCCTCGCGGCGGAGCGTGACCTCGCGGATGCGCGGACGGCGGCGGCGAAGGCGCAGCGTGACGGGGCCCGGGACATCGCGAAGGCGTCCCGTGACGTGGCCCGGGCGCAGGAGGACGGGGCGAAGCAGGTTGCTGCGGCGCAGCTGTCGCTGGCGCGCGCGCAGCAGGCGTATGCGGACTCTCTCAAGGAGACGGGCACGACGGGCTCGGCCGCGATGGATCAGGTGAGTTCGGCGATGGCGAACCTGTCCCCGGTGGGTCAGGAGTTCGCCAAGTGGATCTACGGTCTGAAGACGGGTCTGATCGACCTGTCGAAGGTCGCGCAGAACGGCTTCCTGCCCGGCCTGATGGACGGGATGAAGTCGATGGGCGGGTACGCGGGGCTGCTCCGGGACACGGTCGGCTCGCTGGCCACGGTCCTCGGCAACCTCGCGCGTGACGCGGGGAAGGCGCTCACGGGCCCGTTCTGGCAGAACTTCTTCAAGTTCCTGGCCGCGAACTCTCCGAAGTGGCTCGACACCCTCGGTCGGACGCTCGGCGCGGCCGCGACTGGGATGGCTGCACTGTTCCAGGCGCTGTCGCCCCTCATCGACGCCTTCAGCCAGGGCGGGCTCAACCTGATGCAGCAGTTCGCCGACTGGGCGAAGGGGCTCGGCTCGGACAAGGGGTTCCAGCAGTTCCTCGCCTACGTCAAGGAGAACGGCCCGAAGGTCGTCGACTTCATCGGCGCGTTCGTGCGGGCGGTCGGCAACATTGTGACGGCACTGGCACCGTTCGGTTCGGGCATCCTCGACGTTCTCACCGGTGGTCTGAACTGGATCGCGCAGCTCGACCCGAGCACGATCGCGGCCATCGCCACTACCGTGCTGGCCGTCGCTGGCGGGCTGAAGGCGGTGTCGGTCGCGCAGGGCCTGGTGAACGCTGTCATGGCTCTCGGGCCGTGGGGGTGGGTCGCTCTCGCCATCGCGGCTGTCGCTGGCGCGATCGTCTACCTCTACCAGACGAACTCCGACTTCAAGAAGAAGATCGACGAGATCTGGGCCGGCATCCAGCAGACGTTCCAGACGGTCGTCGCTGCGCTGCAACAGTTCTGGGCCGAGCACGGCGCTGCCATCAAGGCGCAGTGGGATGAGATCTGGGGCACCATCCAGCAGACGTTCTCATCGGTGTGGAAGTCCATCCAGGACATCGCCACGTCGGTCGGGGGCTGGCTGCAGCTGTTCTGGCAGGAGTGGGGCGGGCGGCTGATGTCGTTCTTCGCCACCCAGTGGGAGAACATCAAGCAGATCTTCAACGGCGCGATGCAGATCGTCCGGGGCATCTTCGAGACGTTCGCGGGCCTGTTCACCGGCGACTGGGGCCGGATGTGGAACGGGCTGAAGGACGTCTTCTCCGGCGCGTGGAAGGTCGTCTCGGGTGCCGTAAGCCTCGGCATCGAGAACCTCAAACTGTTCCTGTCGCTGGCGTGGGCAGCAGTGAAGTCGGTCGCCGAGAAGGCGTGGAACGGCATCGTCGCCGGCATCGGCGCCATCTGGGACGGCGTCATGGACAAGATCTCCGGGCCGCTCGACCGCGTGATGCAGTTCATCCAAGAGAACTTCATCGACAAGATCAACGGGCTCTTCTCGTTCCTGCACATCCCCGTCCACATCACGCCCATCTGGAAGGCCAACAACGTCGGCACCGGCATGGTCAACGCCGGCCACGCCTACACCGGCAAGGGCTACCGCGAGGGCGGCTACACCGGCAACAAGGGCGTCAACCAGGTCGCCGGTGTCGTCCACGGCCGCGAGTGGGTCATGGACGCCGACACCACGGTCAAGGCTGGCGGTCCGGCCGCGATGGAGGGCATCCGCCGCGCCATCCAGTCGGGGTGGAAGCCGGTCGGCTACAAGACCGGCGGCTACGTCAACCCCGTCGGCCGCGCACCGTCGTTCCCGTGGGGTCGCTACCCCTCTGGTGGGAGCCACCCCGCATTCGACTACGCCGTCCCTGTCGGCACCCCGGTCCGGTCCCCCTACTCCGGCACGGTCATCCGCGACGGGTGGGACACCACCGGCTACGGCACGAGCATCCGCGGCCGGTCCGACGACGGCATCTTCTTCGTCCTCGGCCACATGCTGCGCGAGCTCGTCTCCGTCGGACAGCACGTCATCGCCGGCCAGCTCGTCGGATACTCAGGCAACACCGGCAACTCCTCCGGGCCTCACCTGCACTTCGGGGCGTCGCACACGCCGAACATGATCGCGGGCGCGTTCAACCCCGACACCGGTGGCGGCACCGCGGGCGGGAACATGGTGTCGAACACCGTGGCGGCCCTTCTGTCGGAAGGTGTTGCCGGCATCACGTCATCGCTGTCGTCAGGCCTGTCCGGGCTCGGGTTCTTCGGCCAAATGATGGGCGGCGTCGTCAAGTCCCTCGGGACCGGCGCCCTCAACCTCGGGATGAGTCTCCTCGGTCTCGACGGCGGCGGGCCGCTCCCTGGCACGGACGGGCCCCGCGACGTGAAGCCGCTGCTGTTCGACTCCGGCGGCTACCTCCCCACGGGCATCTCCGTGGTGAAGAACGCCACCGGCCACCCCGAGCCGCTCATGCGGCTGGGCCGCGGTGGCGGTTCGGATGACCGGGTCATGGCGGCGATCCTCGACAAGCTCGGCGCGCTCGAGGACGCGGTGTACGCGGGGAGCCGTGACGGTACCCGGGACGGCATCTCGGGCGTGGCTGGTGCGGTGGGTCGGCGACGTAGGCAGAACCTCGGTGTGGCAGCTGGAAGGACGATCTGATGGCGATCTCGTGGGGCCCCTGGTCCAGCAACGACCGCCTCCGGGCCGGCATCGAGCTGACGATGTCGCCGACGTCGGTCGGTGCCGGCACCGCCTCCGTGACGATCACGGCGAAGCTGTGGATGCAGACCCGGTACGCCTCGTACGAGTCGGGGTCCGGCGCCACGCCGTGGTCGCTGTCAGGCAGCTTCTCCCCCGCATCGGGCACGGCCAACGGGTGGAACCTCGGCGCGATGGGCACGAAGCTGCTTGCGACGGCGACGCGCGTCGTGGCCACGTCCTACTCGTCGACCGTCACGGTATCGACGACGGGCGCTTTCACCTCGTCGTACGCCTACGCGGGCACGCGGCCGTCGGTGACCGGGTCGATCACGGTCCCGAAGCGTCCGGTGTCTCTGCCGGCGACCCCGACCGGGGCGTCGGTGACTCGCACGAGCGACACCCAGCAGAACATCTCTTGGGCGAACACGTCGCCGACGAACCCGGCCGCGCCGTACACCGGGATCGAGGTCGCCCGCTGGGACAACGTCACCAACGTGTGGGCCGTGGTCGCGAACCTCGGCGTCGTCACGTCCTACCAGGACAAGTCGACCCAGGCCGACCGGCAGTACCGCTACCGCGTCCGCTCGAGGAACACGGCGGGCCTGTCGGACATGGCTTACACCGGGTTCATCGACACGACGCCGTCGGCGCCTTCGACACCGACAGCGCGGAAGACTGCCTCCGGCGACATCGCCCTGACCTGGTCGTCGGTGGCTGCCATCGCCGACAATGTCGAGGTCTGGCATGCCGCGGACGGTGTGTGGGACGGGTCGCGGTTGGCGGTCCTGCCGGGCTCGGCCCGCTCGTACACCGATGCCGCGCCGGACCCGTCGAAGACGCACACGTACCGCCTGCGGGCGGCGACGACGGGGCCGGCACTGTTCTCGGGGTACTCGGGCACGTCGCCCGTGGTGCAGCTCCAGGCGGCACCGAACCCGCCGTCGAACCTCTCGCCGAGTGGTGTCGCCCGCGACCTCACTCTGCCGACCGGGATGGGCTGGCAGCACAACCCCGTCGACACCACGGACCAGACGAAGTTTGAGGTGCAGCACCGCGTCGCCGGCGCTGCCTCGTGGACGAGCTCGGGGCAGATCTCTTCTGGGGCGTGGCAGTGGGTCCTCGACGCTGGGACGTACACGAACGGCCAGAACATCGAGTGGCAGGTCCGGACGTGGGGCGCGCATGCGGACCCGTCGCCGTGGTCCGCTACGGCCGTCATCTCCGGGTCCTCGACGCCGACGGTGTCGATCAACACGCCCGCCGACGCGACCCCTGTAGCAGCGTCCCGGCTCACCGTCGCGTGGGGCTACTACCAGGCCGAGGGGTCCGGTCAGGCGCAGTGGCGCGCGGTCCTGCGCGACGCCGGTGGCGCGGTCATCGAGACCCTGTCCGGGAACGGCGACGCGACGTCGGTGACGTTCTCCACGCCGATCCTCGACGGGCTCACCTACACGGTCATCGTCTCGGCCCGTTCGGCTGCCGGTGTCTGGTCGAGCGAGGACTCGCAGACGTTCTCGGTGGACTACCCTGAGCCTCCGCAGCCGCTGGTGACGGCGTGGAGGCTCATCGCGGACAGCCTCGAGCCGTCCGCGACCGGGGTGTCCGTGACGGACTTCGTGCCGCCGCTCGGGAAGCTCGTGACGTACAAGGCCGTCACCCTCTCGGACCTGCCGTCGGCGATGGAGTCCGCTCCTGTCGAGGTGCTCACCGAGCGGTCGCGGTTCGTGTTCGTCAACGGCGGCCCGGGGTTCTCCCAGTCGGTGCGGCTGACGGCGAACCTCGCGATCGACATCCAGTCTGGGGTCGCGAAGGGCACGCACGCGTTCGCGGGCCGGACGAAGGCCGTGGAGTGGTCCGGGGAGATGACCTCACGGGTCATCGGGATCCGCGCCGACGTGTTCCCCGACTGGGCGCCGGTCATCCAGCAGGTCGCGCAGCAGTCGAGCTGGGCGGAGATCGAGGACCTGGCGATGCTGCCGGGCCCGCACTGCTACCGGGACCAGGACGGCCGCCGCTACTTCGTGTCGATGTCGCCGGCATCGATCAGCGGCCTCGGTGTCGCGGTCACCCGCGGGGTCGGCTTCACCCTCACGGAGATCGACTGGGCCGAGCCGCTGGGCGTCACCCATGGCTAACGGCCTGTTCGTCGTCACGAACCCGAACCGGAGGGTCGTGCCAGCGTCCGACCTGCTCGTCATGGCGGGCCGGAAGGAGCAGTACCGGTGGGAGCTGCTGGACCTGTCCGCCGGTCTGCTCGGCAACCTCGACGGCGTCACCGACGGCCAGTTCGAGTATTCCAACGCGTCGACGCTGCGCGCGTCGGGGTCGCTCACCTACGAGGGCGACGGCAGCATCGACTGGCTCCACGTCCTGGTGCGCTGCACGTACCGGGCGACGTTCCCGGAGGGCTCGGTCATGGAGTGGCCGCTCGGGGTGTTCGTCCCGGCGGCGCCGGACACGTCGTACGACGACGGCCGCGCGTCGCGGGATGTGGAGCTGCAGTCGCTGCTGCAGGTGCTCGACGAGGACACGGTGGAGCAGACCTACGCGCTCCCGGCCGGCGCGGTCGTCACGGCGGCCGTCCGGTCCCTCATCGCGGGCGCCGGCGCCACAGGCGGCGCGCGGATCGCGGGGACCGACTCTGCCGAGACGCTCCGGTCGGCGCTGGTGTGGGAGGCCGGCACGTCGCGGCTGCGGATCATCAACGACCTCCTCGCGGCCATCAATTACTTCTCGCTCTGGGTCGACGGGCTCGGCACGTACCGCATCGACCCGTATGTGCCTCCGGCGCAGCGAGGTTCGGCGTGGGACTTCCGCGACGACGAGTTCGGCATCGCGGCCCCGGCGTTCACGCACAGCCGGGACCTGTTCAACGTGCCCAACAAGTTCGTCGGCGTCTCGCCCGGCTACGGCGACGCTCCGGCGCTGGTGTCGACGGCCACGAACGAGGACCCGGCGTCGCCGTTCTCGAGGGAGTCCCGCGGCCGGTGGATCACGGAGACCGACAACAACCTCGAGGCGACGTCGCAGGCGGTGCTGGACGACCTCGTGCGCCGACGGCTGGCGGAGGCCTCCCAGGTGTCGTCGGTGGTGACGCTGTCGCACTGGCCGGTGCCGCTGTCCCCGAACGACTTGGCCACGTTCCGTCGCGAGCCGGCGGGGCTGAACCTGCGGGCGGTGGTGCAGCGCACGACGATCCAATGCACGCCGGGGGCGTTGGCCCAGACGACTCTTCGCGAGGTGACCACATGAGCGACCTGGTGGATCTGCTGGCGGAACTGCCGGTGCCGCCGCCGGCGAGCTCGTCGTGGCGGTGGGGTGTGGTCACGGCCGTGGACCCGTTGCGGGTCCGGCTCGAGCCGGACGACGCGGAGCTGCCGATCACACCCTCGGCGCTCGTGGTGCTCACGGTCGATGACCGGGTCTGGTGCCAGCTCTACGGCGTCGGCGACAAGAAGCAGCTGATCGTCCATGGAAAGGTTGTGTGACCGTGCCGGATCTATCGACGTACTCCGACGCCGAGCTGGAGGCGCTGCGGGTGCGGATCCGTGCCGAGCAGGAGGCCCGGGCGCGGGCGGCTCGGTCGCAGACTCAGGCCGATGCGCTAGTCGAGGCGGTCGCTTCGGGCCGGGCGAGCGACCCGATCGTGGTGACGCGGTCGGACGGGTCGACGTACAGCGTGAGCGTGAAGGCTTCCGCGGCGGACGGCCCTGCCGAGTGGTGCTCGGGGCAGAGTTACTCGGCTGGTGCCGAGGTCACATTCGATGGGCGTCGCTTCGGGGCGCTTGAGGACACCGCGGGCACGGTCCCGCCGCCGGACGCCGTTGGCGTCTGGCAGGGACTCTAGAGGAGGCTGTCTTGACTCTGCGAACCTTCGACCCGGGCCTGGCGTTCGACAAGGCCACCGGCCGCGGCATCGGCTCCACGTTGGCGCTCGTCCAGAACGCAGCGACGGGCGCCCCAGTGGACACCTTCGACATGGAGGGCAACCCCGCCCCTCTCATCACGAACCGGGATGGCTACTTCGGGCAGTTCCAAGCTGATGCCGACCGTGTCCGCATCAAAATCGCGAACCTCACCATGGAGGCCATCAACCTTGACGCCGCTCTGGGCCTCGTGGATGCAGCCACCGCGGCCCAAGGCGCTGCCGAAGCCGCCCAAACAGAAGCCGCCGCGTCCGCGCAGGCGGCGACGGACGCACTGAACGCCATCCTCGTCCAGACCACCGTCGATGGCGGTACGCCCTCGTCCACGTTCGACCGCACCCCAATCGATGGAGGAACCCCCTGATGGCCAACCAAATCCAGGTGCGGCGGGGCACCGCTGCCCAATGGACTGCCGCCAACCCCGTGCTCGCCGCTGGTGAGCCGGGCCTCGAGACCGACACTGGGCTGGTCAAGATCGGCGACGGCGCGACCGCGTGGGCCGCGCTGCCTGTCAGTCGACGACTCGTCACCGAGGCCTCTGGGGACTCCCGGTACCCCAAGCGGGACGAAGTTGTGTTCCTGGCGAAGGATCATGGTGTCGTTGCCGATGGCGTCACAGACGACACGGTCGCCTTGAATGCGCTGCTGACTCTGGCTGCTGGCAAGGGTGCCGTCGAGCTGCCCATCGGGACGTGCCTGATCGGCTCCACCAAGACGCTCCTCATCCCGTCGAACACCGAACTCCGTGGGCGTGGGGACGGCTCAGTGCTGAAGTTCGCCGCCAGCCCCGTCGTCACCCCCATCGCCAACGCCGTCAACGCCGGCTTCATGAACGTCTGGCTCCACGACTTCAAGATCGACGGCAACAAGGCAGCCATCGCCGCCGCGACCGGTGGCAACCCTGACGTCAACGGCACCGCAGGCACTGGCAACAACACCGCCCTGTGGCTGTCCTCCGCCGACGCGACCCCGGCGACGAACATCTACCTCGACCGGATCACCCTCGTCAACAGCTTCCGCCTCGGCATCGTCATCCAGAACGTCCAGGACGGGCGCGTCAATGAGTGCAGCGTGTCCGGCAACAACCGCGACGGCATCACCCTCTACTACAACTGCCAGAACATGCAGATCACGGACAACCGCATCACCGGCTGCGGCGACGACCACATCGGGCTCAACGCCGAGGACGGCACCTCGCAGGGCCACCTCCTGCGCAACATCGTCATCCGCGGCAACCGGATCTTCGGCCCGTCACCCCGCAACAAGGGCAAGGGCATCGCCGTGCGCGGAGCGTCCCGCGTCAACATCACCGGCAACACCATCGACTCGACCAGCGAGACCGCGATCTACCTGTCGAACTGGAACAGCTCGAACCTCGACCGGGTCACCGTAACTGGGAACACGGTCTACAACGCCGGGTCGGGCGGGTCCGCGAACAAGTACGGCATCCTCGCCCAGGCCAACAATGCCAACACCACGATCGCGGGCCGCGGGAAGATCACGCGGCTCGCCATCTCGGGCAACACGATCAGCGGCTGCGGCGGCGACGGCATCCTCGTCGACAACGCCCCCGCGGGATTGACCCCGGCAGGGTTCACGGGCGCCGTCGACGGCGACATCCAGCACGTCACCATCTCGGGCAACTCGATCACCGACAACACCGGCAACGGCGTGTGGATCGGCTCGAGCCCCATCGTGGATGTGGCCATCTCGGGGAACAACTGCTCCAACAACACGCAGAACGGAATCGCCGTCATCGGTTCGGCCGGCCCGTCGCCGCACAAGCGCGTCGCGATCACCGGCAACATCGCCAACACCAACGGCGTCAACGGCATCAACGCCGACACCGTTGCGGTCCTCGCCGTCACCGGCAACGTCTCAGCGAACAACACCTCGAACGGGCTGCGGGTGGCGAACCTCACGCTCTCGGCACAGTTCTCCCCGAACTCGCTCAACGGCAACTCCAACCCGATCGCCGTCACGAATGTGGCCTCGACGATCGTGATGCAGCAGCACACGAACTCTGGTGGCACGTTCGGCAAGGTCACCATTGGTGCGACCGCTGCGGGCGCGAGCAAGGCCCTCAACGACCTGGGTCTCGCTGCCGTGATCTCGTACCGCACACCCATCGCGGCCGACTACACCGCGCTCAACACGGACAGCCTCATTGCGGTCGGGGCCATCGCTGGCCCCATCACGATCACCCTGCCGGCCGCATCGACGATGCCGGTCGGCGCCATGCTCGTCATCAAGGACGAGAACGGCAACGCGGCCACGAAGAACATCAAGATCAACGCCGCGACGGGTGAGGGAATCGACGGGTACACAGCCACGAGCATGCCGCCGATGAGCACGAACTATCAGGTAGTGCGGCTGTACGTGCGTGGCACGTCCGGCTGGGCGATCGCCTGAGGCGCTCGAGTCGACGTGGTGGCACGGTCGTAGGCGCAGGCACCGAAGGTGATCGCCATTACGGCCAGTGTTGCTGGCCATGTCGACACGTCGAAGAAGAGCATCTCCACAGCGATGACCGCGGTGAGCGGCCTAGCGAAGCGCCCACCGGCACGCCACAGCGCGAGCAAGATCAGCGCGACCGCCAGGATGCCGAGTAGGCCGTAGTTGAACCACACGATCACGTAGTAGTTGTCGAACGTGACCGCGTTCGTGTCCCCGACGCCGTGCTGGAGGACGAAAGCCTGGTCGGCGACGGGCCCGTGACCGAAGAGCAGCGAGCTTGGTGACTCGCTGATCTGGGCCCACGCGATGTCGAGACGCGAGCCTCGGCCTGAAGCCGACACGTCGTCGACGACGCTCAGGCGGGATGCGACCGAACCGATCGCATCGGCGACCGTGCTGGACAGGGAGGCAGCGACCGCGAGGATGGTGGCGAGCAGCAGCACGGCCGCCACCATCTTTCGCAGCGCGATCCGCCTCACTGCCTCCGAGCCGGTGGTCATGACCACGAGCGCGACGACCACGGCGAGGATTGCGCTGCGCGACTGCGAGGCGACAATACCGGCCGCCTGTGCCGCGCAGGCCACCCACCAAAGCCTGCGCCGTTGAACCACTGCAATCACTAGGCGGCTGCCATGACGGAGCCGAGGATGATGGGGTGACCCATCGTTCCGCCTGCGCGACCGAAGTAGGCGGCCGACGTATAGGCGGGCTTCGCAGCCAGCGCGTCGATGAGCCCCCAACTCCCAGTCCACGCCTGATAGACCGCGAGCAGCCCAACAGCCGCCGCAGCCCAAGAGACGTAGCCGAGCAGCCGCGCGAACGAGTCGGGCGCGCGCCCACCGAGGTCGTGGAGCATCCACGCCAAGGCGAGTAGCGCTAGGAGCGGGCGGCTTGCCACGAACATGTCGTTGAGCGACGCCCCGGACGGGAGCCCGATCACGATGGCGAGGGCGAGAAGCGGCAGGAGCGCCCGTACGGGTCCGGGACGCCAAGCCGAGTACCTCACCGCATAGAGGATTCCCGCGAGCGTCATCCCGAGGAGCAGCGCGCTCGCCGTGTGCGTCGGCAGACCCAGCTCGACCGTCGCGGGAAGGAAGAGTGCCGTCGTGACCGGGAGCAGGGCGCCTCGTTCGATGAACAAGGCGCACCAGAGGACCAGTGCCATCGCGGTCAGAGTCTCGCTCTTGCCGAGGCCGATGACGGCGAAGCTGCCGACCGTGATGACGGCGATACCGATGAACCAGATGTAGAACCCGCGGCCGGGCGCTGCGTGCTGCGAGTGCTGCATGCGCTGCAGGCTATCCGGTTCGCCCCGTTCTGGTGGACCACGGCCGAACGTCAGACTCAGTCCACGAGGCATGCCGCCGGGGTGAGCATCTCGGTCATGCGGGGACTCGCTGGCCGCTCCCGGCACAGGCGCGAGGGTCCGCCCCGTCCGCCGGCACGATCACATGCGGCACGAGAGCACCGTCGGTGACCCGCACCACGTTGCGACAGACCGTGCACTCGGAAGCGTCATCCATGCCCCACAGTGCCCCGCCCCCCGTCCCTGATACGTCCAACACCACCCGACCATCCTGAAGGGGTCCGATGCCTACCGAACTGAACATCGCCCCGCGATACGCGCAGTGGGCCATCCAAGGGTTCGCCCGGCTCATCGCCACGTTCGCGGTCATGCAGGGTTTGCTCATCACCGTGGGCGGCCCACGGCGCTGGTCGAGTCCAGCGTTCGCGGTCGCCATGCTGGTGCCCGGGGCGCCGGCCACGTGGGGCGTGACGCTCCTCGCGATAGGCGCGGCCATCCTCGCCCTCACCTTCACCACCCACCTGCGGTGCACCGCGGTCGCGCTCTACCTGCTCACGGTGTGGTCCGCAGGCATGACGACTGCCTCCGTCGCCGCCTGGGCCAGAGATGAGCGCGCCTCGACCGGGTTCAACTACCCGCTGCTCGGCATCATCGCCGCCGTCCTGGCGGTCATCTATTGGAAGTCAGGGGCGCTCCGGAAGTCCCTGCCGGAGAGGGTCCGCCATGCCGTTGTCCAAAGTCCGCCTGCCTGACCGCCACCCCTACGAGCCGTACCTGCTCGGTGCCGCCGGACTGTTCGGCCTCGGGGACCTGCTCGGTCTGGTCCCCACCCCCGCGTCGATCCAGACCGAGGTCCCTCTCACCTGGCTGTGGTCGCTGCTGCTGCTCGTCGGCGCCACGCTCGCCCTCATCTCGTTCTGCTGGCCGCGCCGTCCGATGGTGTTCCACCTCAACCTGCTCCTCCTCGAGCAGGTCGGCCTCGTCATGGCCGGTGTGTCTGCCGGGTTCTACGGCGTCGTCCTGTGGAAGAGCCTGGGCCCGCCCGCCGCTTACACCATCCTCATGAATGGCGGGTTCTGCGCCGCGTCAGTCGCGCAGGCCGTCATCATCCAACGGTTCATCAGGCAGATCCGGGCAGCCATGGCCCTCGCGGCGAAGATCGCGAAGGAGGCTGTGGCCCGGTCCGAGCTCGACGGGGGTGAGTCGCAGTGAACTGGATGGTCCAGACGTTCGGCGCGGCCGGGTTGGCCAGCATCGTCATCGTCATCATCAACGCGATCATGACGAAGCGGAAGACGGACGCCGAGACCGGGCAGCTGTCGGCCAGCGCCACCCAGGTCATCACCGACGCCGCGTCCGGTGTCGTGAAGGAGATCAAGGACGACAACGCGCGCCTCCGCGAGGAGAACGCCGACCTGCGCCGCTCCGAGCGGATGCTCGAGTCCCGCGTCGACGACCTCGAAGAGGACGCCATCGAGCGGCGCCGGGAGCGGGAGGAGTGGCGCCGGGTGCTGATCGTGCACGGCGCGTGGGACTCCCTCGCCATCGCGGCGATCCGTGACGCGATCCCGCCGATCGAACTGCCCGACGTCCCGCCGCTCACGCCGCCGGTGTCAGCGCGCGCGCAGCGTCGGGTGTCGCTGACCGACGACGGCGCTGTCGGTCCCTGACGTTCCCACCCCCTGCACCGCAAGCCCCGTCCACCCGGCCGGGGCTTTTCGCATGCCCCGAAGGAGGACCCATGTCCGCATCGATCGCCCAGCTCGGCAACGTGCTCGACAAGAACAAGACCGCCACCCAACGCACCCTCGACGCCGCGAAGGCCGCCGGCTACGTCGTCCAGCAGGTCTGGGGCGTCGGCGGCGGCGACCACGCAGGAGGCCTCGCCACCGACTTCATGGTCTACGGCAACAAGGCCATGGGCGATTGGATCGCCGACTGGCTCTGGGCCAACCGCGGCGCGCTCGGCGTGCGCTGGATCATCTGGCAGCAGCGGATCCGGTCGACGAGCCCCGGCAAGCCCGGGACGTGGCAGGCGATGGAGGACCGTGGCTCGCCCACGGCCAACCACATGGACCATGTCCACGTCATGTGGACGGCGAACCCCGTCACGGCCGCCGTGGCCGCCGGCGTCTCCGTCGTGAAGCAGGTCGCCCAGGCTGCCGCCGGAACCCCGGCGAACGCCGTGCGTCTCGCGAACGTGCGCCTCGGCAACCGCAACGAGGACTGCCGGCGCTTCAACAAGCTCCTCTGGGCGAAGCAGGGCTGGGCCTACAAGGCCGCCAACCTCCGCGCCTGGATGTCCGAGCCGTCCGACATGTTCGGCCCCGTCGCCGAGCGCGTCCTGCGCGAGACCTACGCCTACTGGGCCCGCACCGACCCGAGCATGCGCCCGGTGCCGACGCACCCCGCGTGGCCCGGGGAGCACCTGCTCCGCGCGCTCGGCGGCGTCCCCCGCTGATGCCCACCGCCCAGCTGCGCACGCTGACGGTCGCAGCTCTGGCCGGCGGCCTCCTCGGCGGCGCACTCGGTGCCGCCGCCTACGTCCTGTCCACCACCCCCAAGGAGAAGAAGCCATGAGCTCCACCCCAGCCCTCGAAGGCACCATCGTCGACACACCGCGCGCCATCTCCATCTTCGGCCGCGAGCCCGCCGCGTTCCTCGGCATCATCGAGGCGCTCCTGGCCGCGCTCGTCGCGTTCGGGCTCGGCGTCACGAACGAGTCCGCCGGCCTCATCGCCGCCGTCATCTCCTTGGCGATCGGCGCCTACACGGCGTGGGCGACCCGGGACACGCTGCTCGGCGTCGCGACCGGCCTCGCGAAGGCGATCCTGATGCTCGTCATCTACTACGGCGTCACGCTCACCGACGGGCAGATCGCGGCCATCGTGACCCTGGTGCCGCTGCTCGTCGGATTCTGGCAGCGCACCCAGACCTCACCGGTCGCCGCCCCGATCGACCCGTCCCCGACGCAGGTCACTGCGTCCCCGGTCGACGTCACCGCCTCGAGCGATGTCAGCACCGCCGCCAGCTCTGGCGAGTTCGAGGGCGACCTGCCCGACTCGACCTACGCGAGCGATGACAAGACCGCTGCAGCGTTCCACGGCGGCGGCCAGTGAACGATGGACCGACGTCGAGGGACCTGCACGACATCGTGCAGGGTGCCCTCGGGAACCGGCTGCCCTGGTGGCAGCGGGTCAAGGCGTGGCTGATGGCCCGCATCACCGGCATCAGCGGCCGGGAGGGCACGGCAGGCGGCTACTGGGGCGGGGTCACCGTGTGGGACCTCGCCAAGGCGGCTGCGGCCCGGGTCGGCACGGCGGCGGCGGGGATGTTCCTGCGTCGCCGCTGACCGTCAAGGCATGAAGAGCCCCGCTCACCTTCGGGTGGGCGGGGCCTTTCGTCACGCCCCGGCCATGGTGAAGGTTGCGCCGCATCCCTGCCTATGGCCCGACCCGAGTGAGGAACTCGGCGGCCAGCCACTGCTGGACGAGGACGCGGTCGGCCTCGAGCCAGTAGGTGACGTGGCCGTACCAGCCGTCGTCGCGTCGCTCCCATGCGGTGACGAGCCCGGGGTGGGGTTCGGGAGCGTCTGGTGTGCCTCGGACCCAGCAGTGCTGCCGGGCTGCGGGGACGGGTGGGACGGGGTGCTCGTGCCCTGCCCCGGAGCCGCCTGCCAT